TCGGCTACGAAGGGCGGCAAAGGGTGGTCAGCCATTAAGTTTTAATATAGGGTCCGGGCATGCCTAGGTTCCGCGTTAAATCCCCAGATGGAACAATGTATGAGGTGAACGCACCTGAAGGGGCAACCCAACAGGACGCCATCGCATACGTGCAGGCAAATGCCGCGAGCATTCCGAAAGCTGAAACCTCTTTCCTCCGTGATGTAGGTGGCGCTGCCGTTCGCGGCGTCGGTAGCCAAGTCATTGGCCTTCCGGGTGTCCTTTACGGGCTCGCTACCGGCGACATGGATAACATCTCCACGCGCGCCGGCAAAGCCGTTGAGGAGTTCGGCGAAGAGCTCCAGACGGAAGCATTCCGTGAGCGCCAGCGTCAGCAGGCAGAGCGCGTGGCAGAGGCCGAGAAGGAAGGTCAGCTTGCGGCCTTCGGGCAACAGGCCAAAGAACTGCTCACCGATCCCCTGTCGCTGGCCGCTGGCATTGCTCAGACGGTGCCGGCTATGATTGGTACGGGCGGCGCCGGTCTCGCTGGTCGCGCTCTGGCTGGGCGTCTGATTGGCCAGCAGGCAGCAAAGCGTGGCGCTCTGGCGGGCGCCGCCACTGGCGAAGCTGCCATCGTTGGTGGCGACGCGGCGCAGACCACCTATGATCGTGTGAAGCAGATGCCCCCGGAGGCTGTCGCGCGGTCCACTGCTTATCGCGAGGCGATTGCCGCTGGCGCAACGCCGGAAGAGGCTATTGAGGCTGCCGCTGTTTCCGCAGCCCGCCGCGCTGCCGCCATCGCCGCTCCGATTGCAGCCGCCACTGGCCCGCTTGGTCTTGAAGCCGCGCTGCTGACAGGCGGCCTGCGCCGTGGCGTTGTTCGCGGCGGTGCTGAGGGCGCTATCCGTGAAGGCGGCACCGAACTGGTTCAGGAAACTGGTCAGGGCGTTGCTGAGAATGTTGGCGCTCAGGCCATCGATCCGAACGTCGCTCTGACGGAGGGTCTCGGTGGTCGCGCGGCTGCTGGTCTGATCCTTGGCGGTACGATGGGCGGCGGGGCTGGTGGTATTAGCGGCCTGCGTGGGCCGGAAGCAGAGCCGGGAGCAGAGCCGCCGCCGCCGACTGGAGAGCCTGAGCCTGAGCCCGGCGTCCCGGTTACGCCTTTCGGCGCTCCTACTGAGCCTACGGCTGGCCCCAGCCCCACCCCTGTTATCGCAGGCCCTGAAGATACCGTCATCATTGAAGATGATCTGGTAATCATTGAAAGCCCGGATGGCAGCATTCGGTACGTCCCCCGTGAGGAGTGGGATGCGACGCGGGGAACGCCTACGCCGCCGGTTGAAACGCCTGCCGGGTTGACGCCTCAGTCTTACGTTGAGCGTTATCTTGCTGGCGAAGGTCGCGGTGACACGCCCGGCGATCTTGAGATGCAGCAGTATGCGGCAAACTTTGGGCCTGAGATCGAGGCTGAGTTTGCTCGACGTCAGGGTGGCGAATCTGCGCGGGCGGCGGAGACTGAGCCCGCACCTGTGGTTCCCGCTGCGCCGGCTCCCGATAACACAGAGAAGCGTTCGCAGGTTGGCGTTGTTACGTTCGATCAGGAATCCGGCATTGGTCAGGTGCCTTTAAATCAGAATGTGGACTACAGAGGGTTCACAGCGATGATGAGGCCGTCCAAGTTTCTTGAACTTGCCGCCGATCTGGAGGCGCCGAAGCAGAGTAGCCTTGATTATCTCACCAAGGAGATCTCTTCAGGGAAACCTGTAGGCTCCCCATTCTTAAATGTAGATTTTGAGACGGGCAAGGTCAGCGGTCACGACGGTCGCCATCGCATGATGGTGATTCGGGAGCTCAATGGCGATCAACCCGTTCCAGTTCATGTCTTTGGTAGCAGTGGCCAGCGGGCAAGATCTTTGAATGACGGAAAGATTCTTGATTTTGGTTCGAGCCTCGTCAGCGAAGGCGGGCGCGCGTCGTCGGATAACTTCACTGAGGCGTTTTTTCAGGGCAAATCTATTCCGGTTGTATCTGCGCCTGCCGCGCGCGCTGCCGTTGCGCCTTCGTCTGTCGAGACGCCGTCCGGTCCAATTAATATAACACCTCCGAGTGGGGCTATATCCGCCACTCCGATTGATGACGTCGGGCCGATTACGCCTGAGCAGTTTGCCGCTGCAGAGACTGCGACTGCCAAAATTCAGAAGATGATCGGCGGCAAGACGATGCCGCAGGTGGCTCGCCAATTGGGTAAGACTGCGGTCCTCGACACCACTCGCACCATCATGCCGCGCGTTGCAAACATTTTGGATGAGTTCGAGAAGGCCGGGATACGGCTCGGCATTGGCGTTGCGACTAAGAACAAGGAGGGTGTTCCCGGAGTCTATCTTAATCCAACTTGGAGCGGCGTAGCTGCATGGAGTCCATCGAACACATCTATGAGTGTCGTTGTTGGTGGTATGGATTTTAAGAACCCCGGTGTCTCTGAGCGGTTTCTGGCGCATGAACTTATTCATGCTGTGACCGCTCTTGGCATCACGTATCAGGATAGGCTTCCGCCTGATTCCAATATAAGCAAGGCGGTTGAAGATTTAAAATCTCTGTCTAAAGTAATCGCAAAGAGAATGCGTGAAGACGAGAAAGCAGGAACGCTCGGATGGAGTAAGAAGTACAGGATTTATCGTCAAGACCCCAACGAGATTCTCGCATGGGGCCTGACTGATAGCAACTTCCAGAACTATCTGAAGACCATCCCGACCAAGACGGGTAATGCGTTCACCGACTTTGTGCGCTACATCGGCAAGCTGCTCGGTGTTGGGCCCAAGGACCAGAATGCGCTGGCTCGACTGATTGAAATTTCCGACAGGGTTATTCCTGAAGGTCAGCAAGACGTTGCCGATGTGACCACTGGTGCGGCGCGCGTCCTTGGGGCGCCCGGTGTTGGTGTTGGAACGCCCCCTCCGCAGCAGCCCCCGACGCCTCCGCCCGCACCGCCAACACCTCCGCAGCAGCCCCCGGCGCCTCCCTCGCCTCCGCTGCCGCAACAGCCCCCTGCGCCAAAACCTCCGACGCCTCCGCCCGCGCCGCCCCCGCCGCCAAAAACCCCAACGCCTCCGCCTCCGCCGCAGCAGCCTCCATCAGCGCCGCAGCCCGGCGTCGTGCTGCCAAAAGAAACGCGCGCTCAACGCTACTCTCGCAAGCTGGTTGACCGCTTTGAGCGCCTGCGCGTTGTGCAGAGCCTTGGCCAACTGGCCGCTGGCTTTGAGGGTTTCTACGAGGCGGCACGTAAGTTCGACAGCCGTGCCGGCGAACTGATGCAAAAGTTCGAGCGGGACTTCGGTAAGAAGATCAAGGAGATCGCCCGCGAGGCCGGCTTCGGGATGAACGACATCGATCTGTATCTCTACTCCAAGGCGGCTCCGGAAATAAACGCCGACTTTGAGATGCGGGAAATCAGTCGTCTTGTCAGGAAGAAGGACGGCGACCCGACCCTCATGGTCAAGGTCAATGGCACGAATCCAAACTTCGACATGAACCAGCGTGAGCGGGACTGGACCCCGGATCAGCCGCGCTGGTCACACCCTGACCCGGCGATTGATGCGGCCATCCTCGCTGAATATCAAAAGACGGGCTCGCCGCTGCTGTCCGCGTCTGGCATTTCCAACAAGGATGCCTTTGAAGAAACGGATCAGTTGGAGAACGGAACCAAGGGGCAGGCTTGGAAAGACATTGCCAAGGTGCATCGGGACTCCGTGAAGTGGACGTTGGACAACGACGTTGCTCGCGGCGTGAAGTCGCGCAAGATTGCCGACGAAATGTTCAAGGCAATCCCTCATTATGTTCCGGTAAAGGGTGCCACCAAACCGGGGCAATCCCTCTCTGACGCCGACTTCGCTTTGATGGACGATCAGGGGGATGCTTATGAGCAGATGATGTCCGGCGGCGCTGGCTTCTCCATCACCAAGAACGAGTGGCGTCAGCGTCGCGGTCGCAAGACTTTGCCCTTCTCCCCGTATGGCACGTTCGTCTCTGACGTCGGCGCTCGCATCATTCGCGGCGAGCGCAATCGCGTCGGCCAGAAGATGATGGATTTCTTCATCGGCAATCCGTCCAATGAATGGCGCGTCTTCAGTGACCGCAATCCTCCGCGCGATAAGAACGGGAACCCCCAGCGTCCATCGCCCTTCGATCCGAACTTCATGATCGTGAAGCGCGGCGGCGATACGTTCTATGTGCGTATCAACGATCCCCTGCTTGCGAAGGCTGCGAAGAACCTGAACCCGACGCAGATGAATGCGTTCCTAGAGTTCTCAAACAAGGTGACGCGCCTGCTGTCGCGCTCGTTCACCACGGCGAACCCGGACTTCTTTGTGCCTAACATCTTCCGCGATCTGCAGTCTGCGGCGCTGAACCTTGCAGCTGATGCTCCGGGGCTGTCCAAGGCTTTCAGAAAGTTCGCGAGGGACAGGAAGGCGTTCCGCACTATCGCGGCTTTCGAGTATGGCCGCGCAGGCGGGGATCCCAACCTGCGCAAGCAGTATGAGCAGTTCAAACTGGACGGTGGATCAGTGTCGTGGGCACAGCGTGAGACTCCGCAAGAGGCTGCCGCCCGCATTCAGGATGATCTGAAGACGCTCGACGAAAGGCTGAAGGACATCAAGGATGCCAAGGGCGCTAAGCAGACCATTGACGCTCTGTGGAAGCCCACGAGTAAGAGCTTCCGCGCTATGGTCGGGGCTCTGGAAAACACCAACGCCATCTTCGAGAACGGTATCCGCTTCGCCGCTTACCGTGCCGCGCTCGAACTCAACATGAGCCGCGAACAGGCGGCCATGCTTTCCCGTGAGGCGACCGTGGATTTCAACCGGCGCGGCGAGGCTGGCGCCCTGCTTAATGCGCTTTACGCCTTCTTCAATGCAGGGGTTCAGGGTAGTGTCCGCACGGCGCGGGCGCTGTCGAACAACCCGTTCAAGACCGGCAAGCTGTCGAGCACTCAGGCGGCGCTGCTTGGTATGATGGCCACGGCTGCCACACTCGCGGCTGCCAACGCGGCGATGTCCGACGAAGACGATGACGGCAAACTCTTCTGGGATAAGATCCCGGACTACGAGAAAGAGCGCAACCTTATCATTATGAACCCCGTCGACGGTAAGACCTACGTGAAGATCCCGATGCCCTATGGCTTCGGCTTCTTCCCGTATCTGGCCACCCGGACAATGGACGCGGCCCGCCGCGGTGACGACCTTGGCGCCGCTGGGATCGATATCGTGACCGCTGCGCTCGGGAACTTCTCTCCAGTGCAGTTCAGTGCCGGCAATGCCACAAGCTCCGTTGCCCGGGCGGCAACGCCGACCGTGTTCAAACCGCTGACGGAACTCGCCTTGAATGAGAACTTCATGGGCAAGCCGATCTACAATGAGCCGTTCGACAAGGGGCAGTCATACGCCTCCGTGGCTCGATACAACACGCCCGAAGGCTACAAGGAATTCTCTCAGTTCTTGAATGACATAACCGGCGGTGAGGGCAAGGTTAAGGGCAACCTAAACGTGCCCGCCGAGAGCTTCGAGTATCTCCTAGAGTTCTCCCTTGGTGGCGTGACCAACCTCGCCAAGTCTCTCTACCGGACGGGAAGCGAAGGCGACGCTGTGGCGGCCCCTGTGGTCCGGCGCCTTGTCGGTCAGCCGGGCAAGGGCAGGAACGTCGGTGAGTATTACGAGCGCGAAGAGAAGGCGCGCGTTGTGAACCAGCAGTTGAAGGATTCGACCGGGGCTGAGCGTCGGGCGCTGATTGAAAAGTTTCCGACGGAAACCAGCCCGCGGATTCAGTCGGCCCTGACTTCGACGCGCGCGGCGGTTAAAAAGCTGAACGAAGAGCGCAAGCGCATTCAAAATCTGGACATAGATGAGGGCACGAAGGCGGAGCGGCTTGAGGTTCTTCGGGAGCGGATCGACGGTGAGTTCGTGCGCTTCAACCGGGTCTATAATCAGGTGGAGCAGGCGACCCGTTAAGGCCGCCTGCTTCATCATTCAGAACGGGACGTCGTCGTCCAGCGGGGCCGGAGCGGGGCGCTGCGAGGGCCCTCCCGACCGCTGCTGGGTGGGCTGACCACCTTCCTGCTTCGGCTCATACATCGAGATGATGATGCTCTCGCGGCTATCGTTGCCGCCGACGCCAGCAGGATTGAACGTGCGGTCGAGCAGGATGTAGGGGCCGTTCTTCCCGTCCATCACAACGCCGACGTTCTTGAAGCGGCCCTTGGTCTGGCCTTGGCCGTCAGTGTATTCGCCAACCTTGACGACCAGATCGTATTTCTTAGCCATGTCTTCTCTCCTCAGTTAAACAGTTTGCGCAGCTTCAAGGCGCCGCGCGGTGCCATCAGTTCGGCTTCGTCGAGATAGCCGTTGTGCAGTTCCCGCCACTCGCCGCGCTCTTCCGGTGTCAGCTTCGCGACGATGTCGCATGCGGCTTCGCACCAGCCATCCCAATCGACCATGTCGCCTTCTTCCTGCGGCTCCAGAATGTCGATGTGAAGTTCCTTCTTCTGGCGTGGCGCTGCCGTTGTCTTGGCGGCCAGCTTCTCTTCGAGGTTCTGCACCTGCACTTCCGCAGCCGGGGTCTCATCGAAGTCCGTGATGTCGACCTCGCTGCCGGCATACTCGTCAGCTTCGATCACGCCTTCCGCCTGATTGTCCACGGCCACGGCGCGCTGCGCTTCGGTCGAGAGCGGCATATACTTGCTGGCCCGGCGAACCACGGTCTTGCGCCACATCTCGGCTTCGTCCGTCTTCCACGGGCCGACGATGTTGCCGTCCTTAGTCTTGGCCGATGAGCGGTCACGGATGGCAAGGATCTGCTCCTTGTTCATCACCTCGAACTGGGTCTCGCCGTTCTTCAGCTTCCACACGCAGTAGGCACCGACCATCGCGCCGCGATTGGACAGGCCGTGCTTGTGAACGATGCGCGAGTCCAGTCCTTCTTCCACCTCGAACACATCGTTCTCGTGGACCAGCCGGCTCTCGATCTTCAGCACTTCACCCGACTGCATGGCCAGCTTCATCAGGCCCTTATAGCGGGGCCGGAATTGCGCCACGTTCTTCTTCAGGCGGTTGTCCCACACCTTCAGGATGTCAGCCTCACCCATGCTCTTGTTGAGGCTCAGGCCCAGTTCTGCGGCGCTCAGGCACGCCTTCAGGAGCGAGCCGCGATCACACTCCAGCAGGTCCATGTTGTCAGCCACGGCGGCCACGACGATGCCTTGGAACTTATCGACGGTCATGGACTGCGGCAGGAGGCTGCGCAGGTGGCTCTCGCGCATGGCGAGTTCCTGCTTGAACCGATCCATCGGCTTGGCGGGAAGATTACTTGTTTGCATTGCTCAGTTCCTCTTCAAGATCTTCAATCATGAGTTCGATGGCGCGCTCGACCGTGGCGCGCAGGGTGGGTTTCAATGGGTGACGCCCAGCCAGTGAGCGAAGCTGTGCCAGCAACATACGGTCGACCCGCATCATCACGCTGTCTTTTCTAATCGTAGTGTACCTTATCATTTAGACACCGTTACTTTCTTGTAGCCAGAACGAGCGCCGTAGAACTCGCCGATCATCTGCTCCGTGATCTCCGTGCCAACCGACGCCTTCACGGTGCTGATCGACAGCTTGTGGTCGCCGCACTTAACGACGGCCTTCTCCTGCGACGTGTTCATCTTCCCCATCGCCTCAATGCTGAGGGTCAGAAGCTCGGTCTTCGCTGCCTCCTTCTTGGCCTTGGCCTCCTTCTCAATCGCAGCGTTCTCCAGATACGTCTGGAACAAGTGGGCATGCTCCGTGGTGAGCGTCACCTCAGACATGGGCACGAAGTCCAGCAGGCGCACAACGGCGTCCCCGTCCTTATCGAAGTCCACCGGGGGCTCTTGGCCTGCCCGGATGCTGTCCCAGAAATTCGCAACCTCGGATTTAATTTTAAAAATTATCTCCTCACTGCGAGGGATCTTCATGCGGCGCGGCTCGTTACGGAGCAGCGCAATCAGCCAGCCATACTCAGCGCCAGTGCATGCCATCTGGTGCTGAACCTGCAGGACGTAATTGTCGGGAGCGCAGGTGATCGTCTCACCTTCGTATTCCCAGCCGTCACCGTAGGCCGACCACTTGATCTCGACCGGGTGACCACCGTCCGTCTGGAAGTCCAGCGATGCGCCCATGCCGAGGCAGTCGTCCGCCGTGAAGTAATCGACGACCTTATCGATCTTCATGTCCCAACGGTGCGCCGCCCAGTTAGCGATGCCGCTTTCAAGGAAGGTGCCTGCCTGAATAAACTTGTTGCCCGAGAGATCTTCGGGCGGCAGCTTGCCAGACTTCTCCATCCACAACTGCCAGAGCGTCGTGAACGGGGACATGTCGAAGAGCGCGGCGACTTCGCTTGCGCCGATGTGTTTTAATCTCAACTCGTGCCAGTGAATCTGGTCACGCACAGATACTGCTACCATGTATACCTCCGGTCTTGTTGTTGTAAGGCTTGTAGCATACGGCTGTCTACGGATTTATGTCAAGCCCCCTGTAAACATCGTCGAGAGAACGGGCTAAGATGTAGATTCCGCCACGTTTTTCCCACGCAGCCTGCCATGCAATCTGCACGGTGCGCTGTGTGCCGCGCGGGGCCTTGACCTCGATTGCGAACGCGCGCCCGGGGGAGATGACCCCCAGCAGATCGGGCGTTCCCTCCGGCGCCGACTGGATAACGCGGGGCCCACCGTCCAGCGGTCGGAACTTGCCCACGTTGATGCGGAACATCATGATGTCTTGGCGCTGGCCCAGAGCGAGGCGAATCTCCTGCTGGAGAACGGCCTCCTTCACTGGATCGTAAACCCTTCGTTCTCGCTGGTCAGCATTTCCATTGCGGCGCTGACAGCGGCGGCCATCGCAACGACACACTTGTCCGCGTCCATCTCCTCAATGCCGCGCTCTTCCTGCCATTCGTCCAGCGCCCTCAGCAGCCCAACTGACAGCGCGTGTATCAGCGACAGAGGAATCAATACCGCGTCGCACTCTGACCCGTTCCATTTATCGTCTTCCATATCGATACCCTCTCTTCCTGAGTAAGCCCATTCGTGGTCGGAATGTTTCGTGTTCCCACTTTCTTCGCAATCCGCGCGGCCTCCTGACCGCAGATGACATTATATGCCCAGAGCGTTGGGTTCTTATATCCACGCTTGCGCCCGACGCTGATCAGCACCTTGAACTTGTTCTGGAGCATGCCCTCGTCGGTCGTGATGTCCTGTTCACCCTCGCGGGCCATCATCACCAGATCGCCATCGACGTGCTTCACAACGCGCGGCTTGACCGGATAGACGTAACCACACACCGGGCAGGTCGGGCTCGGCTTGTGCATGGCGAAGCAGGCAGTGCATGTCCGCACCGTCTCCGCCTTGTCGCCGTTGCCACGCCCCTGAACGAACCCATCGGCCAGCGTCCACTCGCGGTCGTCGTCGATGAACCCGTGCCGCGCCGTGTTGCCGGCGTGATCGAGGATGATGGTCTTCTCCTTGTCAGGGTGCGGCCTGATAGCGCGCCCGCACTGCTGCAGGTATAGGCCCAGAGACTTCGTCGGGCGCAGCAGGATTGCCACCTCCACCGCTGGTAGATCGAAGCCCTCGCTCACCAGATCGCAGCTGGTCAGCACTTGCACCCGGCCTTCCTCGAACGCCTTCAGGACGCCGTCGCGTTCCTCTTCTTTCATGCCCCCGTCGATGTGGCTCGCGGTGAATCCTGCTTCCCGGAATTCTGCAGCCACATCCTTAGCGTGCCTCACGCTCACGCAGAACGCGATAGCCTTCTTGCCCGGCGCATACTTCCCGTAGTGCTTGACCGCGCTCCCGGTGATGACGGTCTTAACCATCGCCTCCTCAAGCTGCTTCTGCACGTAGTCGCCCATGCGGGTGCCGACACCGTCCAGATTCGGCGCACTCGGCGCATAGACCACGGCATGGGATAGGAACCCCTGAGCGGTCAATTCAGCCACCGTAGGGCCCATCACCATGTCTTCGAACATCTGCCCCAGCCCTTTGCCATCGAGGCGCTCAGGCGTGGCTGTGACGCCTAATACGCGGGCGCCCGGGAAGCCGATGACGACCTTGCCCCAGCTGGAGTCAGGCGTGAAGTGGTGGGCCTCGTCGCCGATGATGAGATCGAACGGCTGCATGCCTTTGATTCGCTTCACGAGCGTGAACACGGAGGCCACGACGACGTTCGCCGTAGGCACGCCGCGATACCCGCCTGCCATCACCGCATGCGCCACGCCGACCTTCTTCAAGGCGTTGCTGATCTGCTTCAGCAGTTCGCGGCGGTGGGCCACGATCAGGATGCGCTTGTTGTTCCGCGCCATGCCGGCGGCAATGTATGAAAAGATCACCGTCTTCCCGCTGCCGGTCGGGCTGACCAGCAGGGTGCGCTTGTGACCAGCGCGAAAGCTATCGCGCACCGCCTGCACGGCGGATTCCTGATAATCTCGAAGCTGCATTGTATGTCCTTGTTTGGCAGACATCTTGGCCCGGTCTGCCAGCGGGGGGCGATGTGCCGACTCCCCAATATTGGAAAGTCTTCCCGGCACACCCAAGTCAGTCGCGCGGATCGCGCACATCCTTATTCGTCATTCGCATGACCACACTTCTGTGGATTTCTTGAGGCGTGGCCAGCCCTTGTCAACGGTGAATGACCGCTCCTCGAACAACAGGTTGTTCGTTGGCACGATGGTCAGCCTGTCGCCCGTTGTGCGGATGAACATAAACTCCTTGCCCTGTGACGGGTCGTGCGTGAACGCATCGCCCTGCGGCACCGCCGTGAACAGATACTCACCGGCCTCCCCGCTCTTCACCCGCACCCGTAGCCCGTCCAGATAGTCATACACCAAAAGCGAGAAGTCCCTGCCGTAGCAGTCCCACACCTGCGCCTGCGGCAGTGTCCAATCAGTGCAGGCCGGCTCGGGGCTGAACGCGATGGAGTGCGGCGGCAAACCACGATAGAACGCGCCGCACTCCAGCATGACGTGACAGCCCCATGCGCGGCCCGGATGGCTGTGCAGGCCGAACCATACTGCCGGTTCATACCCGGTGCCCTGTTCGCGCAGGAAGGAGGAGTCCACCCAGACGTAGTAGTGACGCGGCAAAGATCCGCTGGAACTACTCATGACCACAGGTCTTCGCGAAGCATGGCGTTCGTTTCCTGCTCAGTCGCTTTGTTGCGAACGATCAGGTAGAACGCCAGTGCGAACGTCGCCACCATGACGGTCATCAGGGTTAGACCCCCCATCTTCAGGCTTCGATCTTCAGCGGGCAGATGCGATAGCCCACGTTCAGCACGGTGCCGTTGTCATAGCGGCAGAAGTGGTTGCCGTTGGCATACCATTCCGCAACGAGGTAGCTCGACAGAGCCAGCGCCGGGGTGGCGGCAGTCACTGCAATCACGGCAGCGATGATCAACTTCTTCATGATACTCTCCTGTTTCTCGGCTTACTCGTAACGCCACACACGCACACCGCCATCGGCCAAGCGGACGATGAACTTCTTCTTGTAGCGCCGGCCAGCATGCGACGCAGTGCTGGTCATCGAGCGGAGCGGTGCGCCCTCGACGAAGAAGCTCTGCCCTACCTCCAGCTTCGTCCACGGATACTTCGGACGCCGGCTGCTCGGCTGGCGTGCCGCCGGGATTGCGAAACCATCTTCAACTTCAAATGCCATTCTGTCCTCCGGTTTTTTAAACTTACAAGTCACGGCGATGCCGCTCGTCCTTAAATATCACATTTGCTTCAGCTACGCTAACACCAAACGTGTATGTCAACTCGCGCGGCTCACGTTCCATCAGTGTTGCATCAGACCATCCACGCACTGTCTGGAGCGCAAGCTCGTAGCCCTTCGATCTCTTCGTCAGTCTCATAATCCTACTGGCCACTCATGCTTTGGTAGAAAAATCCCACGCGACATCGACCCCTTGAAGCGAAGCGAGTTGTCGCTCTTCCGCGCACTCGGGTGGCGCAGCAACACGCCCGACCAGCCTTCGTAATAGACCGACGTCTGCATGATCTTGTTCAGGGCAGCGATGCTCTGACCAATCCATACTCCGACCGCCAGCCCATGCTCGATCTCAACCTTCAAGCCGACGCGCGCCAGTGACTCGTCCGCAATCTTCAGGCCCACGTCTGCGTTCTCTTGCCGGGTGAAGCAGATCACCAGAAGCTCACCAATCGTCCGGTCTTGCACGCCGTGCAGGGTCTCAACGCGGATCGCGCTCTGGACGATGTGATCGAGCAGCACCCGATCTTCGCGCTCTGCCTTCACCTGCAGGAACTCGTCGAGGTTCACCGTGTTCAGATACTTCTCGCACTGCTTCATGTCCAAACGCTTCGTCGAATAGAGGCTGTAGCATCCAGCCATCAGCGTCCCCAACTGGTCGCCGATACGGCGATTGGCTAGAACGGTGGCAATCGTTTCCTTGAAGACCAAGATGTTGTGGCGCAGCGTGAACAGGTTGTGCAGTTGACGACCCAGCAGGCGCTGCGGCATGTCCCTCGGGATCGAAGAGGCCAGCGCCACGAAGTCCTTGAACTCCTCCTCCTTCTTGCGCCGCTCCTGCAGCGTGAACGAATCCAGCGGCTTGATCGTCAGCACCGCCGTGCGCGTCAGATCGGCGGCTTCCTTCAGGCCCACGCCAATCGATGACATCAGGAACGACGACCGCATCGTGAACGCCCGCGCTTGGTGGTTCGCTGACCCCTTCAGGATGCGCCCACGCCCTTCGCTCGACGCCTGTCGCATCAGATCCATCACGGCCTTGCGCCGCGCGGCAGCCGCCATCTTGTTCTCTTTCTCGTCGCTCTCCGCCTCGTCGAACACAACCGGCATGGCGTCGTTCTGCACCACCTGCCGGATGCCGGCTTCGGTCGTGGCGCCCAGCGGATAGATCGCCAGATCGCCAAGGCATGCGCCTGCCACCGTGTTCACGACCGTGGACTTTCCTGACCCTTGGTTCCCCGTGACCCATGCGTGGGTGCGCCAGTCCAGCCCGCCACACACCACCGCCGTCGCAATCCAGCCAGCCAGCAGATCGCCATAGATCGGCGCATCCCACCGCACCTTGCCGCACAGTTCGCGGATCATGCGGCCATCGTCGTCGCTCGCCATCGTCTCGAAGTTATCGACGTTCAGGATCAGGTCGCGGCCCTTCTCGTAAATCCAACCGCTCTTCAGGCGAACGTGAGACACCTCGCGCGTCGGCGCTTCAGGGCGGCTGACCAAGAGCTTGTTCCCAGAATTGAGGATCGCCCTCGGCCCATCCCTTTCGTCAAGCCAGATGCCGCGCCCGCGCAGCTTGGTCGGATCATACACCCCGGCCTTGTGGCACTGCTCCATCAGCATCACGCCAGATGTAACCCAGTCCACACCCTTGCCGTCTTCTTTGCCCTGCAGCCGACCCCAGTGATTGACGTCACCATAGACGTTCATGCACCCCTTCTGGCTCATCAGGCGGTCAGGATCGAACACGATCACCTGCTGCTGGTTCTGCAGCATCAACATATATTTGTTGTGGTCATGCCCCAGTGGTCGCCACTCACGCGCCGCTTCCTCGTCAGGGTCGGCCCCCTCCAGCGGCGTGACATCGACAACCATCTCTGGCACCGCCGCGCGCTTCAGTTCCCGGCGCAAGATGTCCGTGATCTGCTGCGCCTTCACCTTCAGCGGCAGCGCATCGGCCAAATCCCAGCCGTCCGGGAACACCACACTCAGCGTGACAATCGACACCGGCACACGGTGCTGGCCCAGTATCTTCTGAATCTCCAGCGCCGCCTCGATCCCCGGCGTGTCATTGTCCGGCCACACCACGCAGCTATGCCCATCAAGCAGGCTCCAGTCCGTCTGATCGACAGCCTTCGCCCCGCCCTGCCACGTCGTAATGACCCAGCCCTCAGGCACATATTGCGCTGCACCATCGGCGGCCTTCTCGCCCTCGACGATCAGGACAGGCGCAGTCGGCGATGCCGCCAGCAGGTCGCCGTTATACAGCGGGCGTCCCTTGCCGAACCCGGATGTGAGAAACTTCTTCCCATCCCAGACAATCGGCCTGATCTCCTTGCGCGCACCCGGCGGATTCCACCGCGCCACCGCCCCGAACGCCGCGCCGTCAGCCATGCGGTAAATCCACATCGCATCAGGCTCCGGGCCCAGTGACTTCCGCAGCGAATCAGGGATCACCACAGGCTCAGGCATCGGCGTGACAATCTGCGCCTTCGCCGTGATGTCCTCAGCAATCGCCAGCGCCTTCAGGTCTACCTTACGCATGGGTCAGGCCCAGCATCTCGGCGAATCCGGCAATCGTTTCCTGCAGGCTGTCGCCAAACAGTTTCATGGACAGGTCAATCATGTCGCCCTTCTCGCCCGTCGCGAAGTCCTTCCAGCGCCCGGTGCTGAACGATACGCCCAGCGAGGGGTTCCGGTCGTCACGCCACGGCGCACATGCCAGATACCAACCGCCCTGCCGCTTGCCACCCGGCAACCAGTCTCGGCACAGCGCCTCGATGTGAGACGGGCTCAGGCGATCCTTGATGTCACGAATTGAGTATGACCGGGACTTGACGGATGCAGCGGGTGCAGAGGGGGGAGCACGCCTCCCGCCGCTCCTGTGGTTTTTAGGCAAGCCTTGGACATCGCCACAGTTCCCGGTCATTTCGATTTTATCCCTCTGTATCCGCGCCGTCAAACGCGGGGTGCCAATGCTACACAGTTTCAAATTAAACTGACAAGCCCATCAGCAAAATTATTCCTCAACGTCAGCATCATAAATGCCGCTGACAAAGCTAAACCTATGGAAACGCTCAGGGATTTCCGACAACACATAGGTGTGACCCTGCGCGTCCTTCCACTCCCCAGACTTCATCATCCGGATGCGAAACATCAGCGCCTCTGGATCGACCTCGATGTCCCACTGCTGATCCTGCTCGTTCGTGCAGTTACCCAACAGCATGACCGGCTTCCAGCCTTTACGCAGGGTGCAATCCATCTCGCAAATGATCATCTCGGTCGGACTGACAGGCTCCAGCACCTGAAAGGGCAGAATGCTCCCGTCGTCGGCGCGGCGGTTCGCATATTTCTTTGCCATAGTTGATCAACCGAAGCTCGCAAGCTGGCCGCGAAGCGCGTTCAGCTTTGTCGTTTGCGTCGAGACCCCCTTAAGCATGCTTGCCAGCGCCTTCTCCTGCTTTTGAATCTCCTCGCCCAGCTTGAGCTTGGCCCAAGCGTGAGCCGCCTCTGCATTGCTGCGCGCATTCAGGAAGATTTCCCATTCGCGTAGGCATTCCTCCATGTCGAAGGACGACGACTCTATTTTCTCAAGAGGTATGGTTCTAAGGTTGCCAAACGTCATCTCTCTGCGCCCCTCATATTCTTTGTCGAGGCAGATGATCAGGCGGAGCGTGTTTTTAAGGCGCTCACTGAGATCGAGCTCGTCTAGATATGTGCCATCAGAAATAGCCATCAGCCTGCCCTCCGGCCCAGCCGCGCCTCCACCGCACGGCGCAGCATCAGCGGGGTAAATCCCCACATCCGCATCGCCACGCTGTAGTGCTTCACCAACTCGGCAATCTCCGCGTCAACGGCATCCATCTGCGCCTTCAGCGCATCGCGCCTGTCGAACGCCCCAGCCGCAGCCGCAATCGTTTCATTCTCAGTCATGCTCCCCCTCCCCTCAGTGCTTCGCGGCTGGCCGCATGCCGTATTCCCGGAGCAAGTCCAGCGCCCGCTCCATCTCGGCATACAGGCGCCCCGGTATGATGCTGTCATCCGTGAAGGCGTCGAACGCATCCACCAGATTGTCTAGCACACGCAGCGCCCGGCCAGCATCGCGCGCCGTCAGGTCGCCCGGCTTCTCCAAGTGCATCGCGCTGATCAACTGATCCCGAGAGATCGACGTTAGCAAATCACTCAACTGCGCCCACGCCTCAGTCTCATCCTCGGCCCTGATGCCGAAGCACAAATTAAATTCATGGTGTTTCATTCTACCTCCCCTTGCCAATCCAGTCCGTCAGTCAGTCCGTAAATCGCGTCACGCAAATCCTTCGGCAGCGCCGCCGCATCCACAGACACGCCCAGTATCTCAAGCTCATCTATCTCAGCGGTCTCCTGCACAGGCTCCCACCATGATGGTGAGCGCGGCACACCGTAGTCGGCGCGCTCCATCTGGCAGACGAACGTCACCCGCAGGTCGTCGCTCTCGTATGTAGCTGTCGCAATCATCTCATTCACTCCGTCACAGTGGTAAAGCTGCTCGTCGGTATCAGCACCACGCGCTCGACATCGCGGCTGTCGCCCCGGTCATAGCGGCCCCCGGTGGATACCGTGTGTTCGACAGGCACCTGCACGATGCCCAGTTCATCCGTCCACTGCACCGCCAGCAGGGCGTCAGCGCCCCTCGCGTCGATGGCGCATAGCGCATTGTATTTATGCTCACTCAGCAGATAGGTTTCGTATCGCGCGCGCTCATTCCTACGCACCTTGATCTCAACGACACGCGGTCGCGGCTGGCAGCGGAAAACGGCATCGTATGGCGCGAACGGGTCTCGCGGCGCAGTGGCAGGCAGCCCGAAGGCGCGCTCCAGCTTGACGATGACGCCCGCCTGATTGCTGCGATCCGCATCGCTTTCATAGACGGGTCTACCCGGCATCGGTCACATCATCCTGCATTGCGGCCTCCTGCGTAGTCATGTCAGCGGCCCTCCTTCTCGAGCCACTCGTAAAACTCAGGCCATTCGTCCTGCGCGCCGCCGACCATCCATTCGGTGAGAAAATCAATCTTTTCACCGTCGTCTGCGATGTGGCACAGTGCGTATTCGATGGCGTCATGGCCTTTGCCGTGGTCGCCGAATGCGCGTCCGGTAGATGGGTCAATCTTAGTCATTCCCCCTTCTCCTTCTTCCTCTGCTTCAAATGCGCCATACTCCGCGCTCGGCCATTCGCCACAGCCCGCGCGTGTATCTCTGGCCGGTGCTTCCGTAGTGCCATGCTGAACCGCGATCCGCAGCCGTAACCACAGGCGCGCCCAAGCTCAGCCAGTGTCAGGGTCTCATCATATTGGCCCTCAACCGGCAGCGTCCGCGATGTGGCAGACCGATAGTGCAGCCCGGTGCTGTGGCGCCATTCCCTGACCTTCCGCACGTCAACGCCATAATGCGCCGCCAGATCGTCGTTGTTGCGCCCCGCGAATGTCGCGAAGTCATGCGGCACAGGGTGGCCCTTTGCCACGAGCGAATTCACCTGTGACAGGTGCGACCGCGCCCGCTCAGACAGGCGCACAGGCGTCAGCTTCTGCCCGTCCCACCACATGAACCTACGGTCATGGATAACAACACGCCTAGCCGACATCACCGCTTCCTCACATCACTTCAATGTCGCGGCGGATCGATAGCCGGTAATCCATGAACGGCGAACCATCGCGCTCAATGTCAGCTTCATCCTCGCCTATCCGCGCCATCTCCCAGTGCGCCCGCGCCGTCCGATCCTCGTCCGCCTCGAACGCCTGCTCGAACGCCAGAGCCGCAGCCCGCGCCGTCCTGACGAATTCGTAATCATCATACCATTTCACATCCGAATACCTGACAAGCACCATCTCCTCGCCCTCATCGATCTCGCACCACGCCTGCGGCCAGTGCTGCATCAGCCAAGACGAAACCGCCTGCCCGTCACCCGTCGCGCTCGGATAGAACGCAAAAACCACATCGCTTCGATAGCCCATCTCATTTCCCCTCGAAATTAATTCGCCATTAACTCGCCATTAATTCGCCGCGCCTCGAAATTAATTCGCCGCGCCCTCTGCCTTGTTAATCAGCTGCTGCACGTCATACAGCAGGCGCGCCGCGCCATTCGGCTCCATGCCGCCGTAGCCATCGGATTCGTAATCGGCATACCGATCCAAGAATTCCGCGCACTCGGCCAGCATATCCAACAGTTCTTCGATCATGAAACAGCCCTCTCCTCCACGCAATCCATCGACAGCTTGCCCATGAACCGCTTGAACCCGCGCACCCGCTCCCGGACAATGTCCAGAGCATGGCTGTGGTCAACGGCGCTCACGACCCGGCGGCAGGACGCCATGTGGCCCGTCCATGTCGCGTAGTGAGCGGTAACGATAAACGTCATCATTTTCCCCGCTCCCTCTCAGCCTTCGCCCACCGCGCCAGCGCATCCCGCGCCACCTGCGCGGCCTCATCGCGCACCCGGCAAGCCATCGCCCACCGCTCACGCTCCCGCTCCACAATCGCCGCATCCAGCGCGGCCAATGCTTCCTGTCCCGTCATTACTTTTCCCCTTCCTGATAATCACTGGCCAGCTTGGCCAGCATAGCCCGCGCCTCAGCGATGGCGTCATCCGCCATGTCATCGTAACTGTTGTCGATGAACTGGTCGGCGCTGTCATAGCAGCACCCGCCCAGATAAGACGTGCCAAGCGGCACACCCCGCTTGCTGGCGGTCACCCGCGCCACGAACCACAGCAGATCACCGCAGCGGATGCTTTCGCACAAGTATGCGTCCGCAGCGTCATCGCCCGTGGCGAAGTGATCCTCCGGCGCATCATCCTCCGGCGTGAAGTGCAGTTCCAGCGTGAAGCCGTCACGCTCCCGAAAGTCAATCAGTTCCCAGACAGTCACTGTCCCTGCTCCTCAATGAAGTCCCAGCCCGTCGCGCACATGCGCTGCTCAACCTTGTCGGGGTCAACCTCGCCCAATTCCTCCGGGTCAAAGGCGCACACCGCGAACCCCGCATCGCGCAGCAGCCGAAGCGCATCCAACATCGCATCCGTGTATGTGAACATCACGCCTCTCCCTTCGCCCTAGCAATCGCAATCGCGACAGCATCCCTCAGCCCAAACATGCAATCATCAGCCCATGCGTCAAACAGCATCGCGTCCCCGTCCCTGTCCCAGTCGGCGGGATAAACGCCAACGCGCCAATCCTTCCATGTCGGCACATCAGAGCCAGCCTGCGACGACACCCACACATAGGCTCCAGACGGCAGATACAGGGACAGCAGATGGCACCCGCCACCCGTGTGTTCGACTTCAAAGCCTTCCTTGGCCAGAATGTTATCCAGCATCAGCCCTGCTCCTTGATGGCAATAGCCTCGGCGACAATCTCAGTCGCAATGAGGTGCAGCGTGTTCAGCCGGTCATAGTGCGCGTTGCGGTCGGTGGTGCAGCGGTCAATGTCGCCCGGATAATCCCGGCCATGCGGCGTCACCTGTTGCAACGCCTTGATGGCGTCCTGCACGGCGTCATAGGCGGCGATGCGCGGATCGATCAAATCGCTGGCGCTGCTGCCGTTGTGGTTCAACGTGGGTGTGATCATGCCCTTCACTCCGGATAAAAACACAGGTCGAAACTGTAGTGCGGCTCTGCGAAAATCCCGCACTGGCACAGCGCCTCACTGGCCACGATGGCCCACTGATAGGGGCCAGCCTCGAACGATATGCGCCAGTGGCCATCCTCTTGCCTGATGAAGCATTCGCGCTCCGGGTCGCAGCCGATGTCAGCCGCGAACTTGCACATCGCGTCATAGGCGGCCTTCGCCTGCCCCTTGCAGCCCTTGCGCTTGCTGGCGGCCAGCGCCACCTTCTCAGCAATCAGCGCGGCACCGTGGCCATAGTAATGGCCCTCACCCTTGCGGGCATAATCCAGATTCAGCATCACAATCTCCCTCAAACAGCGGCCAGAACGGCCAAGATGATAACAAGCGCGGCAACGGCCAGCGCAGAGTGCAGGCGGCTCTCGGTCACAGCACACCCGCCTTCCGCAGCGCCTCGCGCGCCTCAATCAGCGAACCCGAAACCGGGCTTTCGTCCAGCCCCATCTCCACCGCATCCGCCAGCAGATCAGCCAGCGCCCGCGCCAGATCAGGCGCAGCGGCAATCAGGTGGGCGTCCGCCCAGTCGATAGGCTCCAGCCCGTCAATGCGCGTCACCTGCGCCACGTAGCCGTCGCCATTGCCAATCCATATCGTGTCCGACTCGCCAACCATCGGCCCGGCCATCCACGGCCCCGGTGTGTGGCTCCCGATCATGCCCGCGCCTCAATCGCATAGATCACACCACCCGGCAGGAACGCATCCGCGCAGCCGGGATGATCAACGTCCACCTCAAAACAGATCGGGTGCAGCGCCTGCACGAAATCGCAGGCGGCCTCGAACGTCTCAAACGTGCCGCGAGGGGTGCGCCGCGCAACCCCGGATGCCTCGTAAACGACGAACAATCCAACAGACATATAACGTCTCCCTCATCAAACGGCCCGTCAGAACCGTCACGCAACACATAATTCCGTCTGACATTTCTCACAACAGCAAACAGCACCAAAGTCGGATTAACTTTCATCCATAATCGGATCGATCGGAAAATAGCCCCAGATCACGCTCAAACGCCCGCGCAATCGGCCTAAGTCCCTGATAATGCTCATGAAACAAAATGTCACGGGCCAAGCGCCTGATAACAAACGATAAAACGGCGTTTTGAAACGGGTGAAACGGCCCTGTGACGGTTGGCTGTTTCACTCCAACATACTGATAACATTAACGAAATCGGGGCAAAAATGAAAATGAAACAGGATTTCGAGATATATAACCCTAAAGGGGATTTCATACCCCCCCACTGTATTGGTCAACTACTGCACTAAGTTCCAGAGGGGCTATTAATATTTTTCTTGTTTCATTTATAATAATAATAAAGAAAGAAGTGATTTTTCAATGGCTTGGAGTGAAACAGGCGCTGTGACAAACGCCGTTTTTCTGTTTCAAAACGCCTTTTTATGCAGCAAAAACAGGCTCTTGGCCCGTGACACAGCAGATAGGCTCTGTCTGTCGCGTCAACAGGCGCTGCAACAGCCGGGTTGCCAGACATGCTCTGTCGGCATGGCCGATTTTAAAGCCCGCTGAACGCCGTTCGCGGCGTCCGGGCCTGCCTATGCGGTTCAACGCCGGACAGGCGCTGTGCGGTGTCTCTGGCGGACTGTGGCAGGGCAAAGAAAAAGCCCGCCGGGTTAGGGCGGGCTAGGTGGGGCTGGGGGATGTGGATCAGGGCCGAACCTGCCTCACGATCATATCAATATCGCGATACGGGTGACAGGCGCTGCGTTTCAGCCAATCGGCATAATCCGCCGCCCTGTCGCGGGTGTGGAAATATTCCAGCTCATGCCCGTCGCGGGGATCGATCACGGCAAAAACGTCATCAGGCTGCATGTCTCTTGCTCCCAGTGTGTTGCATCACATTGCAATGTGATGGGGAAGCCTAAGCCTCCCCCGGTGTGATTAGGCGTAGAAGCCGCAAGCCTTCAGGAACGTCTCGCGTTCGAAGCGGGGGTTATCACTCGCCAGCGCCTCCATCACCCGCAGCGCGGCGTGACGAACACCAGCACGCTCCCCGTTCAAATGGGTTCGCCCGGTATCTGTCAGCAAATCGCTAGACGCATCGCGGGCGATATCTGCCAGCGTCTGGCGCAGCGTCTCGGCAATCATCACATAATCTTTGCGTGTCATTTCGTGACTCCCTTTTCGTTGCGTTCAATGAAGCGCGGCAATTCCGCCACTAGGTCAAACGGATTGGCGAACCCGAAGTCGCGCAAGTAAACGTAGGCTTCCGCTTCCGCTTCCGTCATGGGCCGGCCCAGAAGCTGGATCACTTCGCGGCGTAGGTTGAAACTGTGCATGTCTGTTGCTCCCTGTGGTGGTGGGCCGGCGCTGGGCCGGCCCCGTGGTGGTTACTTGCACTTGTGCTGGTGGGTGCGCCCGGCTGGCACTGATGCGCCGCAATCCGGGCATGTCACAAAGCAGCGGTGGGCGCTGCTCTTGCCGCGCCGGCCATCAACTGATGGATTGCCGGGCTTGCAGTAAAGCAAGGCGCTGCGGCCATCGGTCAGCGGCACCCAAATCCCCGACTCGCAAAAGTCCAGCGGCAACCGCTTGCTTTCGACTGTCGTGTAAGGCGTGTTGCCGCCGAACGAACGCTCCACCAGTTTGCCCCATCCCAAGTAGGCGCGGATATCGTGGTGGCTGGCGTAGCGGCTGGCGTATGTCTGGCCGGCGAACGGTGCGATGTGGAATGTCATGTTTTTCTTTCCTTGTTTGTTTGTTGTTGATGGGGCTTCACATATGGCGGCTGTCAACAGTCGCGTCAACAATCGGCGACCTGTCAAATGTAATAGGGTTATGGCTGGCGATGACGGTGCAGCGGTGGCGCTGGCGGTGCGGCCCTGCCTGTTCCCGGCTGGCGCCCTGTCTGGCGCAGCTGCCGACCCCCCACCCACCCAGAAATGCCGGCTTGGCGCAGCTTTTATCCTATATATACCCACTCTCACCCACATTTCGTTTCAAATCCGTCCCGGCCATATTCCGACCCCCCACCCCCGAAAACACCCCCCTTTGTTTTTAGCTGCGGTTCCATTATGTTTATTTTATAGTTTTGCCGGGGACGCTGAATATGTTTGATGACATGGGTGAATTGAGTGTGGTAGGTCCTGCTGAGCGGGATGAGATTTTTGCTCGGGTTTACGTTGAGCAGCGGGCCCTGAAGAAGGGGAATGCGGCTGAGATTGCTTGTGTTCGGGCTGGGATTACGAGTCCTGAGTTGAACATGTCGATTGTCGCGTCGAGGCAACTGGCGCGTCCTGAGGTTCAGCGTTTGATTATGGTTGCTGAGGCTTCGGGGGTTGAGGTTGAGCGGCGGGAGTATACGCGGGATTTGTTTTTGGATGAGTTGCAGGCTGTGGTTCAGGCGGCGATGGACAAGGGTGCGTATCCGAGTGCGATTAGTGCGGTGAAGACGCAGGCGCAGTTGCTGGGGATGTTGGATCAGACGGTGAATGTGAACCACAGTGTGAGTGCGAAGGATTTGGATTTGGCGACGTTGCGGGCGATGGTTGCGGATCGGGCGAGGCCGGTGAATGTGATCGAGGGGACGTTGGTCCGGGGTATTGGGGATGACGCCGAGTGAACGATGACGTGACGCTGGCGATTCGTCCGATTACGCTGCGTGCTGCGTGTGCGTTTGTTGCTGAGCATCATCGGCATAACAAGCCGCCTCGTGGGCATAAGTTTAGCGTTGCTGCGTATTTGGGCGACGATCTGGTTGGGGTTGCGATTGCCGGGCGTCCGGTGGCGCGCCACTTCGATGATGGTCTGACGCTGGAGGTAAATCGCACATGCACGGACGGGACGCGGAATGCGAATTCGTTGTTGTATGGCGCGATTTGGCGGGCGGCGAAGGCAATGGGTTACAGGCGTTGTGTTACGTACACGCAGCACGATGAGTGTGGGTCGTCTTTGCGGGCTGTTGGTTGGAAGAGGGTTAAGGATTTGGCGGCGCGTGGGTCTTGGGGCGACAGCACTGCTGACGATAGATTGAAGTTGATGAGGGACCCTGTTGGTTCCGGCGGTGTTCAGCGCGTTCTGTGGGACATCACGGCATGAACGACGACCTGACGCTGGACGAATTGCTGGCGGAGTTGGTTTCCCGCGAGGAGGCGATATCGTCGTTTGCGAAGTATGTTGAGTATGTGAGTGGGTTGGCGCCGCCGCCGCACTTGAAGCTGGTGTGTGACAAGCTGGACGCGGTTGCGCGCGGTGAGATCCGCCGTTTGATGATTAGCATGCCTCCGGGTCATGGGAAGTCGTTTGCGGCGTCGCACTATTTCCCGGCGTATTACCTGTCGAAGAACCCTGACCGGAACGTCATATTCGCCACTCATAAACAAGAGTTGTCGGATTCGTTTGGTTTGAAGGTGCGCAACGTCATCAAGGGTGACGAGCACCGCCGGCTGTTCCCGGGGGTTGGGATCAGTGCGGATAAGACGGCGGCTGGGGAGTGGATGACGACGGGTGCGGGTGGTTATCACGCGACGGCTGTTGGCGCGAACGTGACGGGTCGCCGTGGGGACATATTGATTGGGGACGATTTGCTGTCTGGGATTCAGGCGGCGGAGAGTGAGGGTGAGCGTAACAAGTTGTGGTCTTGGTATGGCGCCGATTTTTTCACGCGCCGGAAGAACAAGGACACGCCGATAGTTTTGATCGGGACGCGCTGGCATCTGGGTGACCACATGGGTCGTCTGGA